ATACACAATCTGACGCTGACCACCTTCAACGCGACGGAAGCGCCGTTGCCGGGGCCGCTGGTCAACTGAACGAAAAAGCCGCCCCGAAGGGCGGCTGTTGGTCAGGCGACGTTTCCCGGGCGACCCGTCGTGGTCGACGTCCAGGTCTGTGATGAGGTAGATAGCGCGGTTCATGCTCATATAGTCGGCTAAACGCCGTCAGCACTCAACCGCTCTGGACGCCTGTTCGACCCCCAATCAAATGCGAATGGAACTCACCGTGCACGGCGCGCGCAGCGTGCGGCGCACGGTCGACGAAATCGGAGAACGCGCGATGCATCCGCGCCCCGCGCTCGACGACGTCGCCGACCTGATCTTCAAGGCGAATCGGCAGCTCTGGAACAGCGACGGCTACGGTCGCTGGCCGAACCCGAACCGTGACGGGCGCATCATGCGCAAGTCGGGCGACCTCGAACGCGCGCTGACCCGGCGCGGCGCGTCGTCGGCCGCGCTCGAAATCGACCGCGACGAGGTTTTCGTCGGAATTCCCGCCGGCCGGTCGCCGATCTATTACGGCCGGTTCCACGACCAGGGACGCGGCGTCCCGCAACGCGCGGTGACCGCCGACCAGCGGCGCGTGCGCCGCGAGGCCGACGAAATCATCGCCCGCTGGCTTGTCGGCCGATGACGATTTTCGGCGCGATCGTTCACGGCGGGCATATCGAAGCTGCCGCGCTCGACACGTTGCGCTCCTGGCTGCCGACCTACCTCGCCGAACTGGAACGGCAGACGGGCAGGTCGCCGGGCGTCCTTCCCAGTGTCCGGTCCTGGTCGCTGGTCGCACGTTTCGGGCTCGAAACCGACGACCAGTTGCCCGCCGGCATGCTCGTTTCCGCCGGGCTCGCCTTCGAGCCGACGAAGGGCGGCGCAGGCATGTACTCGGCGACCTGGCTGCTCGACGTCGCCGTTGTCGTGTCCGCACGCGACGAGGGCGCGACCCGCGAGCTGGCGATGATCTACTGCGCCGCGACACGCGCCGTGATTCTGCAACGGCCGGCGCTCGGCGGCGTCGCCGCCGGCATCGACTGGGTCGACGAGCGATACGACGACCTGTCCGAATCCGGCCGCTATCTCGCCGCCGGCCGCAACACCTTCCGCGTGTTCGTCGCCGACGTCCTGTCGGCCAACGCCGGACCCGTCCGGCCGGACCCGAAGCCGGACCCGCTCGACCCATACGACGAGACGACGACGGTCGACAAGGCCGACGTCGTCGTGCAACCGAAGGGACCGCAGTAATGCCCGACGCATATCGAAACACGTCGCGGCTGCCGCAGGACCTGAACGACGGGCGCATCGTCGCGCCCGGCGACCAGGTCGACGTCGATACCGGCGACCAGTGGAACGCGCGTCTTATCGACGAAGGCGTGCTGGTCCCGATCGAAACGAAGCGCGCGGCAGCGCCGAAGCCGGACAAGGGAGACAACTGAAATGGCGCGCCCCGGGACCATTGTCACCACCCGCGAGGACGCGCCGCCACGCAGCGCGCCCACCGAAACCGGCGTCTGGTTCGTCGCCGGCCTGGCCGAACGCGGACCGACGACACCGAAGGTCGTGACCAGCCTCGACGGCTTTCGCCGCATCTACGGTCAGCGCGTCTCATACGGGCTGCTCGCAGACGCGCTCGAAGCGTTCTTCCACGACGGCGGCTCGCGCGCCTGGGTTGCGCGCGTCGTCGGGCCGGCGGCTGTCGCCGCGACCGCCGACCTCCCCGGTACGGGCGGCGCGACGCTGGTCGCGTCCGCGAAAGGACCCGGCGAGCACGGCAACGCGCTGACGGTCGATATCAGCGCCGGCGACACGGCCGACACGTTCGTCGTCACCGTCAAGGACGGCGCGACGGTCCTCGACCGGTCCCCTGAGCTGGACGACGACCAGGCCGCTGTCGCCTGGTCGGACGGGTCCGCATACGTGACCCTGGCGAAAGGGGCCGGCACCGGCGACCCGACGGTCGGGTCCGTTCCGCTCGCCGGCGGCAGCGACGACCGCAACGCGATCGTCGAGGCGCAATGGACGGCGGCACTCGACCGCTTCGACGCGGACCTGGGACCCGGTCAGGTGTCACTGCCCGGCCGGACGACGGGCGCGGCGCACGCGGCACTGCTCGCGCATGCCGGCACGCACAATCGCATCGCCCTGCTGGACGCGCCGAACACGGTGACGGTCGGCACGCTGACGTCTGCCGCGACGGCGGCGCGAGCGTCGGGCAATTCACGCTTCGGCGCACTGCTCGCGCCCTGGGGCATCGCCCCGGGCGTCGTGCCCGGCACGACACGGCTGGTTCCGCTGTCGGCCGTGCAGGCCGCACTGATCGCGCGCGGCGATGCGGGCGGTTCCCCGAACCGGGCGGCTGCCGGCGGGCGCGGCGAATCGAACTATCTGCTGGGCGTCACGCAGGCGTGGACCGACGGCGAGCGCGAAGTGCTCAACGAGGCCGGCGTGAACGTGTCGCGCAACGTATTCGGCGGAATCCGCGCCTACGGGTACCGCACTCTCGCCGACCCGATCGGCGACGTCGCATGGCTCGAACTGGGCAACGCCCGGCTGTTCATGGCGATCCGTGCGAAGGGCGCGGCCATCGCCGAGAACTATGTTTTCGGCGAGATCGACGGGCGCGGGATCACGGCGGCGCAGTTCGCCGGCGACCTCGTCGGAATGCTGATCCCGTACTACGAGAGCGGAAGCCTCTATGGCTCGACGCCGGGCGAGGCTTTCAGCGTCGACGTCGGCGCACAGGTCAACACGCCCGAGTCGATCGCCAATCGCGAGCTGCGCGCGGTCATCTCGGTTCGCGTGTCGCACTTCGCCGAACTGGTCGCAATCGAAATTGCGAAGGTGCCGACGACGGAGGCGATTGCGTAATGCGCCAGGACCAATACAGCGTCAGCGTCAGCCTGGTCACGAAGGACCGGACGACAAAAGAGGACCGGACGACAGGTCTCGGCGTCTGGGACAAGCTCGAAGGCGGCGAGATCGACTCGGAGGAAACGAAGTACCGGCCGGGCGCGATGGCCGTCCAGGTGTCGCTGGGAGGGTCACAGAACGTCGGCAACGTGACCGTGTCGCGCCTGTACGACCTCAACCGCGACCATATCCAGGTCGACGCGCTGATCCAGGCCGTCGGCAAGGGCACGGTCACGGTCACGAAACAGGCGCTCGACGTCAACGGCGACCCGTACGGTGCGCGGATCGTCTATGTCGGGATGCTGAAGGCGGTCACGTTGCCCGACGTCGATTCGGAATCGAGCGATGCGGCGCTGATCGAACTCGAAGTCGCGACCGGCGGCACCGTCGCCGTGAATAGCTGATGACTTCCTACGCCGAACCGGATGCGTCGGCCGACGTCGTCGAGACGCCGGCCGACCAGGGCAGTCTGCTCGCACGAATCAAGGCGCGCCGCGAAACGCTCGTCGCCGACGAGACGCTGGACCTGCCGATCCCGACATGGGGCGGCGACCTCGTCGCCCGATACCGCGTCCTCGACCGTAAGGAGATCGAGACGCTGACGACCCGCAACGGGAAGCCGACGGCAACCGCCGACCTCGACTTCCTGATTCGCTCATGTGTCGGCATTTCGATGCGTGACGACGAAGGCGAGCTGGTCGCGCTGATCGACCAGACCGGCCCGGTGCGGTTCGACGCACGCCTGGCCGGCATGCTCGATATCGACGCGATGACGGCGCGCGACGTCGTCCAGTACCTGTTCCGTGCCAACGCCGTCGCTGTCGGCGCGCACGCGCAGAAAATCGCCGAATGGATGCAGGACACGTCGCAGGCCGTCGACGGGGCGCTGACGGGGGAACGCTGAGCCGTGACGAACTGGACGTCGTCGCGGCCTGCTACCTGCACGGCATCGACGGCTGGCGCGTCCTGACGACGTCGGACCCGGTCGAGCTGATGGTCCTGCGTGCCGCGCTCGACCGCGCAATGGAAATGGCCGACCGGCGCGACCAGGCGCTGGCCCGAAGAATCATCAGCACCCTTGCCGACGCAATGAAGAAACGCTGAATGCCTTACGAAGAAATCGGCGTCCGCCTGCGCCTGTATGACGCGCGCCGATTCCAGATGGATGCGCGTCGCGCCGGCGACGAGATCGGTCACATCGGAACCAAAGCGGAACGCGCGTCGACGCATGTCGGCGCGCTGTCACGCATGGGCAGCGGCGCACGGTCGGCGCTGGGATTCATCGGCAGGGGCGCGGGCTACGCCGCGACCGGGCTGGGCGCAATGGGCGTCGCGACGGCGACGATGGGCGTCAAGTTCAACGCGAACATGGAGCAGAATCGCGTCGCGTTCACGAACTTTCTCGGGTCCAGCGACGAGGCGCAAAAGCATCTCGATTCGCTCTACAAGATGGCGTCGACGACGCCATTCGAGTTTCCCGACGTCGTCGTCGGCTCGAAACGCCTGATGGCGTTCGGCATGGGCGCGAAGGAATCGAACCGCTGGCTGACCGATATCGGCGACTCCGCTGCCGGCCTGGGGATCGGGTCCGAAGGAATCAACCGGATGGTCACGGCGATCGGTCAGATCCAGACCAAAGGGAAGCTGTCGACCGAAGAGTTGATGCAGCTCGCCGAGAACGGCGTGCCCGCCTTCGACATGGTCGCGAAGGGAACCGGCCGGTCGATGA